AAATGTCCTAATTGTGGGGGTATTGGAACTATTAGGACAAAAAATGATACTGGTTTATTACTAGATTTTAATTATAGTTGGGTTGAGTGTAGAGAATGTGGATATATAGAAAGCACTTGCCAATATTCTACTAGTGAGATTAAAAAGTGGCAAAACTTAATATAGACCTTAGTAAACTATATAAACCACACCCTAGAGGATAGAAATGAAGAAATATCAAATAATATATGCTGACCCGCCGTGGGCTTATAAGGTTTGGAGCGAGGCAGGTAAATTGGCACAGTTCAGAGCCGAGAACCATTATAAGACAATGGATATAAACGCAATATGCAATTTGGATATTCGTTCAATAGCGGACAGAGATTGCAAACTGTTTTTGTGGGTTACTCCGCCATTTCTAGAACAATCCTTTAGAGTTATAAAGGCGTGGGGGTTTGAATATAAAACAGTAGCTTTTACTTGGGTTAAAACAAACAAGAAAAACTTTGCCCCATTCTTTGGGGGTGGACATTGGACAGCATCTAATGCGGAACTTTGTCTGGGATGTTTAGTGGCGGGTGGGAAATTAAACAGGCAGACGGCCAGTATCTCTCAGGTTATTTTATCCCCTAGAGGGGAGCATAGCCGAAAACCTTATGAGGTTAGGGATAAGATTGTAGAATTATGTGGAGACCTGCCACGCATTGAATTATTCTCAAGAGACAAGGTAGATGGCTGGGACTCATGGGGTAATGAAATAAAGAGTGATATAGAACTATGAACTTACTTGAAAGTATTTGGTATTGGTTAGGTGATTATCTCTGTAGGCATAAAAGGCACCACTGGAATTATAGATATTGCTCAAAGTGTGGTATGGATGTATATGATTTTATTCATAAGGAAATTAGGAGCGATAACAAATAAAGATATTGCAACGCATTGCAAAATCTAGGGGGGGAGATGAAACTTAACTGGGGAAACCTTACCAAAGATGAACGAGCAGAATATATGAGGCTTCAAATGTCTCCATCTTATAGTGGGATGAGAAGCGGTTCCCTACCAGATGATTGCAGCGAATGTGGTGCTTGTGGGCAACCTTGCTTCGGGTCAGTTGGATGGTGTCAATCATGCCTACATAGGAAAATAGAACTTGATAATAAACTGAGAGGTAAAGAAGATAAGGGTGTCTTAAAACCCGATGAAGGTATTAGAAAAGGGCATTGTAATAATGGCAGTGTTTACGGTGAAACAATTTATTAGTGTAGGATATTATGAGTAAACCAAGTATAGATTTAAGTAAACTATATAAACCACACCCAAAGCAACAAATGGCGCATAAAGCCATAGAGCAGAATGTTCTTTATGGCGGAGCAGTTGGCGGAGGGAAATCTTATTATCTAGCAGCAGAGGGAATACAGCTTTCATTAGATTACCCTAGCAATCGTGGGTATATGTGCCGTCAAAAGCTAACTGACTTTAGAATATCTACTCTATTGGAACTAAAGCGATACTTAGATGCTACTGTTATTATAAACGATAGAGGCAAGCAGGAGATTGTAGAGCTTATCCCTCAACACCATCAGACTGAGAATTACTTTAGGCTTTATAATGGAAGTTATATTTATTATGGCGGGATTGGGGATGACCGTGAAGGCACGACCAGGGTTAAGAACATGACGCTAGGTTTCGTGGCGGTTGACCAGCTAGAGGAAGTAGAAGAAGTTAATTGGAACTGGTTATTAAGCCGTCTTAGGTTACAGCTTCCAAATATTCATTATAAAGCTATCGCAACTGCTAATCCTGCCCCTGGGTGGGTAAAGAGAAGATTTATAGAATCCAAGTTAGAAAATCATATCTTTATTCCCGCTTTACCTAAAGACAATCCCTATTTGCCGGATGATTACGAATCTAATTTAAGAAAATGGTTTCCCCCTGAGATGGTCAAGGCGCTTTTGGATGGTGATTGGGATGCGCTAGAAGGTGGCAACTTTCTATTCAGATATAATGAGATTAAGAATGGCGCACATAGAGAACTTGAGGTCACAGATAGTGATACCAAGTGGGCAGGAATAGATATAGCCCGTGAAGGTGATGATAGTTGTGTCTTTACTTTGAGGCAAGGCTCTAAAGTAATCTATACCGACTCATGGGGCAAAACAGACCTTATGGAATCTACTGGTATAATCTTGCAGAAGATAGAACGCTTTAATATAGACCCTAAGAATGTCAATTTAGACGCTGTAGCTTTAGGGGCTGGTATCTATGACCGTTTAAGAGAACAAAAGGTTTATGTTAACGGTATTATAGCTGGTGGTGAGCCTATGGATAAAGAACACTACGTCAACTCTAGAGCTGAGATGTATGATAATTTAAGAAAACGATTTGAAGCGGGAACAATTTCAATTCCAGACGACCAGGATTTAATAGCACAGCTTTCCTCGATTAGATTTAAGATAGCTTCTGATAAAAAGTTGCAAATTGTGAGTAAAGAGGAAATGAAACGCCAATATCACTTAAAAAGCCCTGATAAGGCTGATTCACTTGCACTAGCCTTCTATGAGCCTATTCAAAGAAATCCTAGTATAAGGTGGTTATAGATGGCGATAAGTGCTGAAAATGGCCGTCTGATGATAATGGTTGTAGTTGACTATGATGATTGTGGGGGTGTTCTTGCTTATCGGGAAGTTGCGCTTAGTGGGGAAATTATTTATGAAGATGGGGATAACCCTATAAAAGTTAATAATATAGTTGAGGTGTAAAATGGAAGAAAAAACAGGCGATATAAATTGTGAACATGAATGGGTTTATGATGATATGGTTATAGATACCAACCCTCCCATATATCATAGGATATGTCAGAAGTGTGGGAGGGTAGAGCATGAATATGGGAAAGCAATAGAATACTCTAACTTTAATGAACTATACAATAAATTTCATACATTCCATGAGGATAAATGAACTATCTAAACTATTGGCGTTTATACTGTAGAATCTTTAATATAAAGATATGCCGTAAGTGCGGTCAAGTACTAGATTTCGATTACAAGAAAAGAAAAAGGGGAGAACTCTGTAAGAAGTGTTCACCCCACTTGACTTTTGTGCGAAAATAAGACCTTAGGTGTATAATATAATTAGGGGAGTATATATAGAGCGCTCTGCCCCTATCTTTTTATATCTTTAAATCCTCACATTTTGCAACGTCTTGCATTATCTATTAGATTTTTATTATAATCGTGCTTCGCAATCTTTAATGCTTGGTAACGATTAGGGGCTTCTAACACCCAAACTTGCTCAGGTGTTTTGCGTGGTGGTTCATTATAATCAATATATTCAGGGGCTTCTAATCTAGGTATCCCAAAGCCAATTCGGGAATCACTTACTATTCTAGCCTTACTCATATCTCTTTTTGGATGGTGTTTTGCCATTAACAAAAAGGCTTCATTATTAGCAGAACGCAAGGATTCCTCATAATCATTTAATGTTTTATCAACACACCACCATTTATTGTCTTCAAACCCTACAATAAATAATTTCATACTTAGTATTATAAACCGCTTTTAATCATTTGTCAATACCTTTAAGGGGTAATATTTGAATATATTTGAAAAATTATTTAGAACTAAAGCCCCTATACCTAATCGTAACTTCTATTATAGCGGAATCACACCCCTCAGTATGAATACTGAGGGGTTTCTTAGCGCATATGGCACGATTGGCTGGTTGCACGCTGTCGTCTTCCGTATAGCTCTTGGCTGTAGTGAAGTTGAGTGGACTTTGTTTGACGCTTCTAATCAGGATAAGCCTAAACAGATATTCAAACATCCTATTCTTAGACTTCTAAAACAAGTCAATCCCTTTCAGACCTCCAATGAATTTATAGCCTTGGACACGATTTATAACGAACTAATTGGTGAATCATTTTGGGCTTTAAACTTTAATGCTCTAGGTGAACCCGCTGAGATTATCTTACCCTATCCGAATAAGATGTCCGTTGTCCCTGATAAGAACTTTCCGTTCGTTAAAGGTTATGTTTATGGCACAGGGGCAGATGCAGTTCCTTTTGATGTAAACGAGATTATACACTTCAAGTATCCTAACCCGTTAAATCAGTATAGGGGATTAGCTCCGGCGAAAGCCATAGGAATTAATCTAGATGCCGAGCAAAATGCTGACAAGTGGGTTAACCAGTTCTTCTATAACTCTGCTAGACCTGACGGTGTTATTCAGTTTGACTATAACCTTTCTGATGAGCAGTTTGAAAAGTTA